ATGTAATCATCTATACCATCGAAGGTGTATTGCCCTAGAGACATCGGGGTTAAACTTAGAGTGGTGTCAGGACTCCAAGCAAGGCCCAACACCCCATAGCCATCTTCATCCGCTGGAAGAGTTGAAGTGACTCCTGTTATGTCCGTGTACTCTAGCTCACTAGGTCTCTCAAACGTAACCGTTTCCTTAGAAGTCATTTCACCACCTAGGTCTCTAGTAAGAGGAAGACTCACTAAAGGGACAGGCAATGCAAAAGGGTTCTCATTCCTAGTGCGTATCGGAACAAAGGAGGCATCTGTTAGTATCTCTGAGTCTACGTTATTAGAACGAGATGTAGGAAGTCCTTGTTCGTTAAGCGACAGTGCATGAACCGTATCATAGAACAAGCCTATCTGATACTTAAGAGCACCTGTCTGCACAGAGTTAGGTAGTGCGTCTGTGGCAGTATCAAACCCTAGCTTGTAGAAGTTAGTAAGGCCAGTAAAGTCCCCACCTGCTATTGGGAGAGTCCCCAATTGTGTATAAGTAACACTATGAGGGTTGTCTCTTTTTGCAGTGTGAGTATCTACAGAACCCTGTATTCCATCTATAAGGTTTTGTATATCTCCCTGAGTAAGGCCAGCTCCATTAAACAGGTTATCTACATTAGTAGAGTGTGGGTTATCTCTTTGTGCTATGTGAGCTTCAAGTCTGTCTCTTATCTCTTTAATATATAGAGAGTAGTCAACTTCTGTTTCACTTAGGTTAGACACTTCCCACAGACTGCTAGTAAGAGGGCTCTCATTAATGTTGTCAGCTAAAGCTCTATAGATGGTTCCATCTGTTTCAGCACATACAGCACCTTCTAAGTACTCTGTAGCTTCATGCCAGATAGGGATGCCTGCTTCAGCAATTGACCTTAGCTTCAAGTCATTCTGTTTAAGTAGGAAGTTGCTCCACTCGTGAGGTTGTTTACTCGCTGTATAAGGTTCAGCAACGTATCTCCACCCACGAGTGTAATAGTCGGGTAAGTAGATAGGGCTTGCAGTATCTAGGTCAGGGTCTACTACCTCTGCCTCACTACCGTTAGCCCATAGACGAAAGGATAGCCTATCCATTTTGTAATCTCCTTGTGTGTAGTACTTCAACCTGAGATACATCAGGAAGTACTATATTACCACCAGTGTCAGAGAGAGTTAGTCTAACTCCCAGTGGTTTAAACTCGGAGATTAGAGCAGCTAGTAAAGCTTTCTCTTGTGGATTGAATGCCTCATCGTAGTGGACATTGTAGTATGCTGTCTCATCTACAGGAGCTTCACCTGCAACATATCCTTCTTGTACGTGGAGGATGATGTCAGGCTTACCTAGTAACAGTTCCAGATATTCTAGTATGTTGTCTATAGTAGGCATTCGATGGTTCTGTATTATCCTAGCCCTAATATAGTTTCTTAGTTGTCTATCTGTCAGAACTAAATCGGCTACAGTAGTAGAGCCACTTGAGTATAGTACGCCACCTAATGATGAAGGTATAGTCTTATCATTTACACCCAGTGAGTCAGCTTGTTCGTAATATCCGTACAAACCCAAAGAACCTGCGCCAGCTATTGTCCTTACTGCCCCTACTATCTCACCTATGTTCTCTAGGTTCTTGCCGAAGGCTTTTGACAAGTACCTGTACTCTACGGTGTCGATGGAAGCTTGAGATACTTCCTGTACTTCTTCTGCCAGTACAGATAGGTAACTCTTGAAGTTCACTGAGTCATAGTACTGACTCATCAGCATTTCAGTAACTCGCTTTATTGGAGGTACATACTCAAGGGGCAAGGTCAACATCAATCACCTCCACAGTCTCTGCGCTTGCTACAGCTTTCTGAACTATATCAATAGTTAGGTCATCTTCACCGTAGGTTATGCCATCGAAGCCTATCTGTAAACTCTTTATTGATAGGTACTTACTTACAGACATGGCAGGTACAAACAGCTCTGACCACACTACATCAATACCGATATTTATAGCGTTCAAGTGTTCGACTAGTGCATTTTGTATTAGTACGTCTGTACCTAGGGCAGCTCCAGGAAGTCGCTTGAACTCTACCTTGACATGAATAGGAACATGTACTGGACGAGAGAAGGCTACGACATGACTAAACCCGTGCCTATCTACAGCTGATACTTCTATGTCACCCCAAGCTCTAATGCCGGCAGGCTTGTTGTCATAAATGGCTTGGCCTATCTCTGCTACAGCACCTCCATCAACTACTGTTAGATAACTCTTAGGAGGTTGTCCAGAAGGTAGTGGGTCTGCTGTGTCGTTATCTACGATTCTTACGAAAGGTATGTTAAGTTTAGATAGTTCACTGTAGGTAGCTTCATAGGTACTGCCTCCTTTAGAAGCAAGGGTCCTAACACGTCTAGCACGCAGTTGAGCATCTTCCTCTCTTACGATGCCAGTGATACCTTCTGTCGGGTTAATGACTGAATCCCACCCAAGTACAGGGTCGTCAATGTTTACTATTGACTCTGCCTCTACTATGATAGGGCCTTGCTCTAGTGCTTCTACTGTCACCGTATTAACTACAGAGTCACTAAGAGTTACCTCAGCTTTAGTCTGGAATTGGATTCCATCTGTAGTTGACACCCTACTACCAGCAGGAATGATAGCACCTGCCGTCCCTTCGAAGACGCATGTAGCATACGAAGGTTGGTTCTGTATGCGGTCTACATCGTTTAGTTCTGTTATGTAGTCCAGCCCAACTCCAAAAGTCTTGCTAGGGACGTAGGAGTTATATGCAAGTTCTGCTAGTTGCCAATGTTCCGCTAGAATGTCTGCAAGTATTCCTACGGTTTGTCCATCTGGAGTTTGAGGGGACGTGTCAAAGAGTGAGCCAAAGCGGTCTCTAAAGCGTTGGTTAAGAGAGTCGATTATCTCTTCTCTAGTCTTGCCTGTAAAGCCTTCAGCTGAGATTCCAGCCATAAATCACCTCTTGATTAATAGTTTCATTATAGATAGAAGTCGCTCTGAACACTATAGTGACATGCCTCTTCTTTACGTCTGGTATGATGTCTAACTTATCTAAGAAGCTGACTCCAGTGGTTGTGGATATTACATTGCTCACTACTAGGTTGAGTCTTTGTAGAGCTGCTACTGAGCCTGATTCCATTAGATTGAACCAGTCTATTCCTATAGCTGTTTCAGGTTCCCACTCCCCAAGCAAAGCAAGCAATCGACACTTCACAAGTTGAGCTACAAACTCTGTGGTTTGGGCACTTACCCTAGTAGCACCACGACCTATTATAATGTCATGTTGCGAGTTAAGTTTGAGGTTAGGCATCTAGCCTCCTATGATTACGTTAGTTGAAGCAGGGCCAGCCATAGCATCCCCACAGTCTGTATCATCTCCAATTCTACAAGCAGGCTGACCGTTTATGAAGACAGAGCCAGAGCCTGAACTTGCAGTTGGTGGATGGCAAGTAGGTTTAGGGTCACAGTGTACAGCAAACTTATTCCCTACTATTAGTGCAGGGTTTCCGTTCACATTCACGTTACCACTCCCTTCTAAGGAAGCAGTAGGTGGGAAGCTTCCATGCCCTGTCGTTTGGCATGGGTGGAAACAAGCAGCAGGCATCAGTTGACCTCCCTCTGTACAGCACTCTTGAGCTGTGCTCTGTTAGTGTCATAGTTTTGTTCTATAACTATACTTAAAGCTATAGTAGCTATGTCAGCAGGAACTGGCGGAAGAGGGTCAGGAATCCACTCACATGTACAAGTCAGTGTATAGGACATAGTTTGAGATGGATGAGCTATAAAGCCATTCATTCTATTGCCTACAGGAACATCATCCCACTTGAATACCTCTACTACTTCTAGTCCTTCTAGGTATGTTATAGATACGATAGGGAATAGCCCTGTAAGGTTTCCTTTAACAGTGGACACATGAATACCATCTTCCTTTGCCTCTACTGTAAGTATCTCAGGGTCTATTGGTTTATCCAATTCTACTGTATAGCTCTCAACAGTACCTAAAGGGTTGTAGGTAATGACAGCATTTATACTGCCTGTCTCTGGCCCTTCATATAGTGGGTCTTCGTGTGACCACATAAGACCTCCTAGTTCATGTTGATTGTAGAAGCAGTTAGGTTCATGTCTCCACTAGCATCAAGGTTCATGGAGCCAGAAGCACTCAAGTACATATCTGCATTAGTGGCTAGGCTTAAGTCTGCTTCTGAGTATACGTTACAAGAGTTAGTGGTATTGACCTGAATACCTGAATCGTTTATAACGATAGAAGTAGTCCCTTCATCATTAGTCCTCCTTATGTGGACACCTGCATCATTGACGGTTATAGTTGAAACAGGAGTTACTACTCTGTCCGTTCCTTCATCATCCACCTCGTTCCTAGAGATTACTATCCCTGCATCACTTATAGTGAGAGCAGTAATATCATCCTTAGAACGTAGCATCATGTCATCTGCATTATAGTTAGGTACGGCCCTGGGTACTGAGTTGTATCCTACAGTAACTAGCGCATTGTTGACACTGAACTTCTGGTTGAAGTCATGATGATATATGCCATCTTCATCGACTCCTCCAATAGCAGAGCCACTGTAAAGCCAGTGCTCGATACCTTTCTCAGCGAAATGTACTAGGCACTCGTCACCTACCTTTATGGGCATAGTCAGTGCATAGTCCTTACACTGTACCACATGAACAGGTACATCTACTAAAGTGAGTGGAGACACCGGTCTCATCATTTCTGTGGCACTACTATAGTACCTTTCAATTAGCAGTACTACGTCTGCTAGCTGTGTCTTAGGGTCAAACGACGTGACCTTAGCAGGGTAGCAGGTATGAACATCTTTCATAAAGTCAGGGAGTCCTATCATTCGTCCTCCCTATACCATAGTTGTAATGTAGTCAGTTCATCAGCATCCATAGCAAAGTTCTTAGTAGAGAAAGCCCATAACTCTGGTAGTGGTGTAGAAAAGTTAGCTAGTAGGTTTATCCCTGAGTACAGCGGAATACCTAGTACAGAGCCTTCCTCCCAAGATATGTCTATCATCCAGATGTGCATGTACTTGTTGTACCTAGGGCTAGACACTGTGTAACTGTCTCCCCTGTACTCTAGCGTTACGGAGGAAGTCCTATTTAGCGGTATAGATTTAGTTCCCATCTTTCCTCCTAATACGGGTCTGGGTCAAACTCATCAAAGCCTTTGTCACTAGTCTCTTTGTCAACAGGTGCAGCCGAGACTTTGGCACGAGCTGTTCCACCGCCTTCTACTACTTCAATTATCTCAAACTTAAGAGTGCAGTGTAGCTGAGATGAGTTAGACAAGTTCTGATTTACTTCGTAGTCAGTAAGTACGCAGTTCTTATGTGTCTCTAACATAGTTACTACGCTACAAGGTATGCCACGTCTTTCAAGAGTCTTGAGTTCGTTATGCACAGAAGTAATCATGCTCTTTTTCTCAGGCCAGCTACTGTCAAAGTGAACTGTACCTTGCCCTTCTACACCTAGTGAAGCGAGTAGACCTGCTTGTAGGCTTTGTGTGTTGAACCCTTCAAACTTATACATACGAGAACCAAATATCGCTTTCATAGTAAGTACTTGGTTCTGTCTTATTGTATGGTCTGACACCATGAAGCCCGTTACAGTAGGATATTTAGTGATGATACTAGATGTCTTGTATCCCTCTTCTACAGTACATTCTACTTCTATCCCTCTGTTAGCTTTCCCTAGAAGGTCGTCTTTATTGTAGAAGATGTAGCTTAAATCATTGAGCATTATCAACTCCTTTCAAATTAGACATGTACATAGCTCCAGATATTTTACTCTGCCATGAGTCTACGAAGTTACTTCCTTGGTGCTCTATCTTAGTAATCTGGTACCTACTACTTGTCGCAATGTTAAACAAGTCCTCAGCAAAGAACAGAGAGTTACCAAGGCCAGAGACATCTATGTAACTGTTAATAGGATTGTCTGCTGAAAGGAATGGTGAAGTGTCAATGATGTCACCACAGCTTAAGCCTGTAGACATGTTGTAGGGTATCTCTATCTTACCTGCTGAAAGTGCTGGAGTACCTTTTAGCATCACTACGTCCATAGGGATTACGGAAGTAGCTGAGTTCATGGTGTCCCCATACTTCTTACTCCAACTAGCATCTGGATACACTACAATCTTACCACCGTCTGTTCCTCCAGTTACTAGAGGTCGTATCTTGAACTGTGACTCCAGCATCCTAAGAGCGTGGAGTCCAGTAGCAGGAGTAGATTTACCTTTAAAAGATTTAGCTTTTATTGATTCAGTTCCTTCCACCCACTGAGGTGCTCCCAATGAGTAATGTTTAGATAGGTGGGCAACATAGTCTCCTACTGTGGTATTACCTTTCATGGGAGGTACTTCTACATTACCACCTAGATTCATCTTACCGTGAGGAAAGATAAACAGTCTCGTAACATGATGAGGTCTTTCAACTGTTCCGATTGCGTTTATTACTGGCCCTCTAACTAAGAGTGGAGGTAGTCCTTCGACCACCTCCTCACCATAGCCAACGTAGAGTTCAGCCGTAATCGAACTGGACAGTACAGTAGACTTAACTATCTCAAGAGGTAGGTTGTAGATGGATATAGAACATACATCTCCTACTCCCCACGAATGAGTAAAACTGAAGTCTATTCTAATACCGCCAGTATCTAAGAGTGTTTCATTACTCTCATTGTCAATCAATCGAACATGAACAACACGTTGCCACATGGAATCCTCCTAGTTCATATTGCCCTCAGTATAAGGGTTGTATTTTGGTTTGGTTTCAGTAGTCTTACTAGGGCCACCATTGACACTAACATCTGTAACTAAGCGGTCGTCTGTAACTGTTACCATAACATCTACAGAAGTATGTACAGCTTGAGCAGCTCTATTGCCTGCTCTGTTAGAGTCAACTGATTGAAGAATATTTGCAGACTTATTAGAGTCAACAGAGCTAAGGAAACTAGCGTTCTTTGCCTGCATTTCTCTCATACGCTTTTCAGCTTG